AAATGGAAGAGTGGAATGTTTTGGTACGGACCTTAGAAGCAGACCAAGAGAATCCTCGCCAGTTTGAAGAGTTAGCTAAAGCTATTTTTCATACTCTGTGTACACGCAAGATCAAAGACATGCGTAAATTTGAACAACGGCTCGGACCTGACTATGAGAAATTTGTTGAAGATATTCCTTTCCCCGAAGAACAAGTTCAAGATCTCTTGAAGAATGATGAGTTTTTTGAACTAACACTCAAACTCAGAAAAAACTATAAATGTTAATATAAAATGCCAAAGGGTGGATTCTTAAGCGAGATGCTTGCGTCTAAAAATGCGACCAGTGATGTAAATTTTCTCTGGAGATACCTGTACTACATGTATGTTGGTCTCCCTCTCCTCGTAGTATATTTCCTAGTATACCAAGCTGTATGCGTAATGATCGTAAGCAGCCTACAAGGTCTGCTAGGTCTCTCGACTCCCCACTCTCTAAGCCAAGTAAGCGCACTCCACTGGGCTGCGCTCGTGGCGGTAAATTTGGGCTTTGTAGTTGGTTTATATCACTTCAAGGTACTTCCTTACGTATTCATTCCTGTAAAGATGATCACAAGCGTATAAAACGAAAACGAATCCATCTAAAGACTATAGTAATTATATAAAGAATGGGTGACACTATTATTGGAGTTCAATTCGGTATCGCCAACCCTGATGACATTCTGTCACGCAGCGTTGTTGAAGTAAAAACAGATAAAACATACCAAAGCCAACTCCCAGTTCCTGGTGGCGTATTTGATTCCAGATTTGGTGTAACCGATCATGGCAAAGTATGTCCCACATGTAAGCAGACTAATCTGCTTTGTCCCGGTCACTTTGGCCATATCCGTCTGGTACGCCCAGTATACCTATACCAATTCATTGATGTTGTTCAGAAGCTCCTAGTAGTTGTCTGCCTGGCATGCTCTAATCCTTATCTACCCGATGAGGAACTTGAGCGTATCGGCAAACTTGCGAAGGGCGTTGAGCGATTCGATCTGATCCGTGAGGAAACCAAGCATTATAAGACTCATTCTTTGAAAGAGTCACGTGCCTGTGCCCACTGTGGTGCTCGCACTATTGCGAAGGTATCAAAGATCGAGAACTCCGTAGCAGCTCTACAAGCACACACATATGACGAGGAAGCAGAACCCATTCCGCTCCAACCCGAAATTGTACTTCGCTGCTTCCAACGCATTACTGATGATCATGTCACCATGATCGGATTTAATCCCAAGTTCTCTCGTCCTAATTGGATGATATGTACTGTGCTTGCGGTTCCTCCACTGACTGTACGGCCTTCCGTAGTCATGGATGATAACCAACGCATGGAAGATGATCTAACACATAAACTTATTGATATTGTTCGCCAAAACAACAAGCTACGCGAAAAGATTGATAAGGGCGAGAATGCAGATATGATCGATAAGCTTACCGAACTTCTACAGTTTGATGTTGCAACTTATGTAGATAATGATATCAAAGGCCTGTCACCAACAGCCGACCGCTCCGGACGCCCACGCAAGACTCTGAAGTCTCGTTTGGGTGCTAAGACTGGCCGTGTGCGTGGTAATCTGATGGGTAAACGTGTAGACTTCTCTGCTCGGTCTGTTATCACCCCCGACCCCAACATTGATGTTGATGAGCTTGGTGTACCAGAAGAGATCGCAAAGAACTTAACATTCCCTGAGATTGTTACGTCTTTCAATCGTGATCGTCTTATGGCCGCAATTAAGAATGGTCCTGACAAGTACCCAGGTGCCAAGAACGTCTTCAAGAAAGATGAAGGCAAGGCATTTCGTCTAGGGTTCGTAAACCGTGATCTGGATATTCAGGAAGGTGATATTGTTCATCGCCACCTTGTAGATGGAGATGTTGTGCTATTCAATCGCCAACCATCCCTTCACAAGGCCTCTATGATGTGTCACCGCGTCCGTGTACTTCCTTACTCAACTTTTCGGTTGAATGTTAGTGCTACCAAGCCGTACAACGCTGATTTTGATGGCGATGAAATGAACATGCATGTTCCCCAAAGCATCGCATCAGCAACCGAGCTACGCATTATCGCAACACTACTTCGCCAGATCGTTTCACCACGTACTTGCGAACCTATCATTTCAGTATTTCAAGATACTCTGACTGGTGCCTATCGCATCTCTCAACCTGATGTCGTAATCCCCGAACATATTGCTATGAACATTCTAGCAAGGAGTAAGCGGTCTATTGCCGAGTTCAAACGTCTCGATCTACCAATGTCCGGTACAGACGTCGTATCTCATTCCTTCCCGTTGATGAACTTCAATGGAAATGTTCGGATTGAGAACGGCAAGCTTACCAAAGGTGTTCTAAATGATCGCTCGCTTAAGGGTGCATCCAAAGGCATTGTACATACAATCTACAATGAGTTTGGCCCAGAACGTTGTGGTGAGTTCATCAACTCACTCCAGAATATTGTTACGAAGTATAACCTATTCTCCGGGTTCTCAACAGGTCCTTCTGACCTGGTAGCATCTGCCGAAGCATACACAAATATCGAAGAAGCAATGAAAAAGAGTAAACAAAAGATCTCTGATGTAATGTCCAGCGTTCATGCTGGTCGCTTCATCAATCTGTCTGGTCGTGCCGATGGTGAAGAACTTGAAAACAATATTCGGTCTGCTATTGGTGAAATGAATAGCGGAATCAATGAACTGGTAGTAAAGGATCTCTCTGCTGGAAATCGCATGATCATTATGTCCGACAAGGGAGCAAACTCCAAAGGCAAAGCTGACCCAAATTTGATGCAGATGATTGCTACACTTGGTCAACAATATGTTGATGGTAAGCGTATCAAGTACTCCATGGACAATCGTACACTCCCTCACTTCCCAAAATATGATGATGGTCTAGAATCTCGCGGATTTGTCGAGAACTCGTTCATTTCTGGTATTCGTCCAGCTGAGTTCTTCTTCCATGCTATGGGTGGTCGCGAAGGTCTGATTGATACTGCAGTAAAGACTTCAGATACTGGCTATATCCAACGTCGCCTAGTAAAGCTGATGGAAGATATCCACGTAGAGCAGGATGGAACTGTACGCGATATTAACGGTTCAATTGTTCAGTTCCTATATGGTGAGGATGGCATTGATGCTACTGGGATTGAAAAGCAAGAATGTGAGATTGGTACACTAAGTATGGAACAACTCTATGCTATGTTTGCCGCTACAAAGGAAGACTTCAAGGCAGTATCACCTAATACTGGCGATTCTCCAAATGATATGGTTGATCAGATCCTAAATGATCGTGATATGTTTGTAGTTCGTGTCATAAAGTTCACTAATAAGACCGATGTTCATGTACCAGTACATCTTGGACGTCTTGTAGAGAAGTATCGCAACCCATTTCTTCTAAAAACTGATCTGACTCCTGAATATGTTGTTGATGAGCTTGATAGACTTTGTAATACTCCTTATATGGCGGATAACAAGCTATTCCATTGCCTGCTTCGTTATAACTTAGCCCCTAAAAAGTCAATCATTGTTCATCGCTTTACAGTTGCTCTATTTGATGAGCTAATCCGCGACATCAAGTACAAATACAAGAAGGCACTTGTACATCCTGGTGAAATGGTTGGACCTCTTGCTGCTCAATCCATTGGTGAACCTACAACTCAGCTAACTCTGAACACTTTTCACCAAGCTGGCACTGCAAAGGCAAATGCAACCCAAGGTGTTCCTCGCATTCAAGAGCTACTATCCGTATCGCAAAATCCGAAGAATCCATCCAACGTAATCTATCTCATGCCCAAGATGGCCGATCACCAAGGATCTATCTCAAGCATGAAAGAAATCCAAAAGACGACTCTACGAGATATCACCAAATCAGTACGAATCTACTATGATCCTAACCCACTTTCATCAAATACCATTGTTCAGGAAGATCGTGAAATTCTCTTATCCTACGAGAAGTTTAGCGTAACTCATGGCCAAACATGTACATCTCCTTGGATCATTCGGTTAGAGTTTGATCCCGAACAAATGCTTGCAAGAAATATTCTAGATATGACCAAGATTCGTACCAAGATTGAAAGCAATAAAGTACTTCGTGTATTTGAATGCGTTCATCCAGATACCAACACTACTGGAAAGCTTGTTATGCGTATTACATTTGGTAATGATGTTGTAAAGAATGCTCTATCTTTACGTTTCATTGAAGATAAGCTGCTTGATACAACATTGACTGGTATTGATGGTATTGGCCGCGTATTTCCTCGTGAGAAGAAAGATGAACTAATCTTCGATGAGCGAACTGGTGGTTATGTTTCTAATCCTCAGTGGGTTCTTGATTCAGAGGGTACCAATCTGCTTGACCTCTTCGTATTCCCCAACGTTGACCCAACTCGTACATTCTCAAATGACATCCATGAAATCCTAGATGTGTTCGGTATTGAAGCCGCACGTATGGCTTTGTATGAAGAAATGATGGAAGTATTTGGTGCTGGATCTATCAACTATCGTCATCCTTGCTTGCTAGTTGACGCTATGACCTACCATGGTTACCTAATCGCAATTGATCGGTTTGGAATGAATAAGCTAGAAAATGGTGTTCTAGCTAAATCCTCGTTTGAGATGACTTCTAAAGTTCTCTTTGATGCAGCAGTAGCAGGCGAGTTTGATTCTATGCGTGGTGTATCAGCCAATATCATGTTTGGTCAGAAACCTCCATGTGGTACTGGATTTGTAGATATTCTTGTAGATGAGTCTCGCATGCCAGAAGGACATGAAGAACATGATCTGTTTGATTCAGAGCTGGCACATGCGAATGCTCTGGTAGACCAAGAAGATCAAAAAGATCAGAAAGATGGTCAATGTCGTATGGATGATATCCTGATGAGTTGGTAAGTTTAGACATACCATGAATGTATACAATAAAAATGGAGCCTAAATATGATTCAGTAGTATCAAGTGTAATCTCTGCTTTCCAGAAACGAGCAGAGATTGGACAAACAAAATATGGAAAAACATTGGATCGTAATGACCTAACGTTTTTACAGTGGATTCAACATGCTCAAGAAGAGCTTATGGACGGTATTCTGTATCTAGAGAAAATTAAAACACTAGTTGCTGTAAGCGAGGCCTCCCATACCTGACATTACACGAAGCACGTTATAGTTAATGGCATACACACGCACATCCCAGTCATTGTATGCGTCATTGGTAGAGTTTGCGTTGTTAAAGTCATAAGTACCAGTTTCCAAGCCAGCCATGTTCATCACGATGGTAGCTGTGTCAATGCGTGAGAAGTTGCAGGTTCCAGATGGTTGGTGCTCTTCAGGGCGTAAAGCAAACGAGTAAGTGTATACACTCTTTGAATAATTTGGGTCAAGTAATCCAGAATGGTGTTGAAAAGACTGAACCTTGTTGTAGTAGTCACCAAAGCGGCGATCCAGACGATCCTGCCCATTAATTTGTAGCCACTGGTCAAACACAGGATCAATATCATATGTGAAGGGCTGTAGACGAGTTGCAGGAGTATTAAGGGCTGCTGCAAGTCTACAATCTGTATAAGCAGAAGGCTGGACCACCCAGATGAGCTCCTTTACGGGGTGGTTAAATGTCAAATCAATGCGGTTATTAGCCCCAACAATACCCTTATCTTCATTATACTGTGTCTGCTCAATTAGGTACTCGTGGCTCGCCTGTGCCATACGGCGACGCTCCTCGGTATCAAGGTAGATGTAGTCAATGTACAGAGCAGCTTGAATTGCCGAAGGAACATTAATGCCAGTTCCCGTAAAGTCTCCAGCAATAAGCTGTGGCTCATTCCAGAGTACATTGATCTTTACCTCGTGGTATTGTAGGGCAATTAGGGGTAGAGCTGCTCCCGGGTTGCGAGTAAAGAAGAAGGGAAGAGGAATGTAAAGAACATTCTGCTTACGCTGACGACCATCGGGAGCACATCCAACACTGTAATTGAGAGTTGCTGCACCAGTAGCAACGCCCATAGAAAGCATATTCGTGAGCTTAGAGCGGCCATCAACGGGAAGCGTTAGCTGAGACCAAAGAACCATAAACTCAGAGTACATGCGATCAATGATCTGACCACCAATGTCCAGTTCTACATACTTGATCAGATTATATCCAAGAAACCCGTTGTCATTGTTCCAAAGGTAATCTACGGGGGTAGGACCTGATGTCTGCTTGGGTAGAACAACCTCAACATACGTCGAGTATAGGAGATCAGCGTGGCGGCCTACAAGGGCAGTCTGCTTGGTACCCCACTGGATCTGACCAGAAAAGTTAATGCGAAAAGGCTCCATCGCAAAGTTAGTGTGACGCTTGAAGAGACCCTTCCAGAACGTGATCTGCGGATTACCAGAAATATAAGCATCCTGAGCACCATAAGCGACTAATTGAAGAAGTCCGCCACCCATTTGTCTTTATATGTTAGTTATACTCATTTTTTCTAACGACGACGGCTGTGGTGGCGACGACGGCGAGTCTTGCGGCGTCCACCTACTTCCATACCTGTTGTC